TCCAGCTTTGGCAAAGGTACTTAAATTTTTAAGGAGTCTTAAATGGCTTATCCCGTCGTCTCGGCCCCCTACGGCCTAAAGCCGATCAACCTGATCGGTGGTCAGGTATTTGCTGGTTCTACCCGCATTTACTCGATCCAGTATGGTTTTGCGTCAAACATCTTTTACGGTGATTTGGTCAATATTGTTCGTGGTTCTATTGTTAAGAACACTGACACTACTGACTCTACTGGCAATGGTTTGGTTGGTGTGTTCTTGGGTTGTGAATATACAAACCCTACAACTAAGCAAACGCAATTTGCTCAGTACTGGCCCGCTGGTACTACTGCTACTGGTAGAGCTATCGTCTGTGATGATCCTGACACAGTGTTTAAAGTAGTAATGTGTTCCGCTACAACGGTCATTGCTTCTGCTTCTACTGCTCTGTTAGGTCAAAACTTTGGTTTGATTCAAAATGCAGGTAACGTCAACACAGGTAATTCTGCTGTTGCCGCTCTGTATGGCTCATCAAGCACAAGTGTTGATTTTGCTCTACGTGCAGTTGGTTTGGTTGAAGAAACTGCCATTCAAACTAGCGCAACTGGTTCATCTTCCTCTACTACCATTACATTGACTGGCTCTGGTTTACCTAGCGCGTTGGTGGTGGGTACAGAAGTTGGCTACCTTGCTGCTAATGGTCAGTACATTCAATCTGGCTCGTACGTATCTGCGGCTGCGGCTGCTGGTGCAACAACAGTGACCATCAATTCTGCGATTGCAGTTCCCGGCGGTGTTACGGCTATTCCAGCCGCTTCCACTATTCTTTTCACCCAGTATCCAGAAATGCTTGTCAAATTAAACTTTGGCACACATTCCTATTACACTGGCACAGCCGTCTAAGGAGCTAAATCATGGCTATTTCACGCGCACAACTACTTAAAGAACTTCTCCCCGGCCTGAACGCTTTGTTCGGTTTGGAGTACGCAAAATATGGTGAAGAGCATAAAGAAATTTATGAAACTGAAACCTCTGAGCGTTCTTTTGAAGAAGAAACGAAACTGTCTGGTTTCTCTGCTGCCCCCGTTAAAAACGAGGGTTCTGCCATTGCTTATGACAATGCGCAGGAAGCATGGACTGCCCGATACAACCACGAAACCATCGCTTTGGGTTTCTCGCTGACCGAAGAGGCCATCGAAGACAACTTGTACGACAGCCTGTCTGCTCGTTACACCAAAGCTCTGGCTCGTGCTATGGCCTACACCAAGCAAGTTAAAGCTGCTGCTGTTCTAAACAACGGTTTCAGCAATGCTTACGCTGGTGGTGACGGTGTTGCTCTGTTCTCCAGCGCACACCCATTGGTGTCTGGTGGTACTAACAGTAACATTCCATCTACCCCTGCCGACCTGAATGAGACTTCTCTTGAGAACGCTGTTATTCAGATTAGCTTGTGGACAGACGAGCGTGGCTTGTTGATCGCCGCTAAACCTAGCAAATTGGTGGTTCCACCTGCACTCCAGTTCACGGCAACTCGCTTGCTTGAGACTGAATTGCGTGTGGCTACTGCTGACAATGATATCAACGCATTGAAGAACAATGGCTCTATCCCCGGTGGATATACCATTAACCACTTCTTGACTGATACCAATGCTTGGTTCTTGTGCACAGACGTGCCTAACGGTATGAAGCACTTTGTGCGTTCGCCTTTGGCTCAGTCAATGGACGGCGACTTCGATACAGGTAACGTTCGTTACAAGTCTCGTGAGCGTTACAGCTTCGGCTGGTCTGACCCATTGGGCATGTTTGGTTCTGCCGGTGCTTAATATTTCTTAGGAAATATTTGGAGAAGGGGGCTTGTGCCCCCTTTTCTTTTGTTGTATATTGCTTTCAACCCGGGGTTATCCGGTGCATTAGACAGTCCCGGCTGACGACATACAGACTAATGCACTTCACTTGTATGTAAGGACACATCATGGCAACCACCACGTTCTCCGGCCCAGTCGTATCTAACAACGGCTTTGATACGGGCACTTCAGCTTCCCCCCTTGCTGTAACTACAGCGCAAAACGTTAATGCTGCATTTGTTACAACATCTGCTACTACTGGCGATACACGTCTAAGCTACAACAAGCTGACCTTTACCTCTACAGGTTCAGGCGAAACTCTCCGTGCTTTTTCTGTTGTGACTGGCACTGCTGCTGCAACAGGCGGAACGATCAACGGCGCACACATTTCTTTAAGTGTTGACGGCGCATCAGCAACTATCTCCGGCGCAGCTAATGCAATCCGCGCTACTTTAGGCGGGTCTGACGCTACTCCCGGCGGTACTTTGTCTGTGATTCAACTGGACACCGCCTACACAGTTAATGCAACTTTGCCTGCAACTGCTTCGTTCATTCGCGTGTCTGACAGCGGCACAAATACGGGTGAGATTCCTTTGTTGATGAACATTGAGACAGCCCCTGCTGCTACGATTGCGCCTACAGCAACCAGCGTTACTACTGTAGCCAAAGCAATCAAAGTGATGATTGGCGGCACTGTGTACTACGTTCCTGCGTACTCGACCTTTGCATAATGCAGATCACCAAGGAATTCTTGGAGTCTGAGATTAGTGAACTTGAGACTGAAGCACAGAAAGCCCAAACCTTTTTGACTCAGGCTCAAGCCACAATCCAAGCGTACAAGATGCTCATAAACAGGCTAGAAGCACCAGAACCGGAGCAACAACATGACGATGCAATATGACGTAGAGTCGTATCACAACACTGTATCGGGTGTAGCTGTGCCTTATCGCACCCGTTTAAAGGGGGTTGTAATATCTCCCACAACGTCTACTACATACAACATAGCTTTTGCCAATAATGTGGCCCAGTCTGGTACGTATGACATCCCCGGGACTACAACTTGTACAGTGACTATTGCGGGTCATGGGGTTGCTTTAGGTTCACGTGTGTGGCTAGAGTTTGCTACTGGTAGTGGCGTCAGCAATATGTATTTGGTAACAGCGGTAACACAAAATACTTTTACGGTGACAACAGGAGTGTTAACTACTTCTGGAAATGTGACTGTGTACAACCAAATTTTGGTTGAGATTGATTGCTCAACTGCTACTTCGTTCTATACGTTCATTCCGGGCGAAGGTGTTTTGGCTTTAGATGGTATTTATGTGGGATTGCCCGCAGCGAGTGTCGTAACCTCAACCATTTTTTATGGATAAGGGGTAAGCCATGACAATGCAGTATGACGTTAAAGCAATCCATCAAAGTGCTTCGGGCACGGCGGTAAGTTACGCTACACGGTTAAAAGGTATTACTGTAACTTCTGGCACATCTTCAATACGTAATATGGCTGTTGCTGATCCCACAGTGAGTAAATCAGGCACATACACCCAAACAACAACCACAATCACCGTTACGATTGTGGGCCACGGTTTAGTCAATGGGCAACGTGTCTTTTTGGATTTTACAACTGGCACATCAAGAGATGCAGTATTTGCAGTAACAGTCACAGATGCAAACGTGTTTACTGTAACTTCTACAACCGCTAGTGCATCCGGCAACGTGACCATGTACACCACTTTGTTATTGGAATTGGACACATTCAGCACGGTAGGCTTGCCAATCAGGATTCCCGGCGAAGGTATTTATTGTCCCAACGGTGTTTACGTTGGCCTTGGTAATTCTGTAACGGCAACGATTTATTATGGCTAAGTCACCAGCATGGACGAGAAAAGAAGGCAAGAACCCCGAGGGCGGGTTGAACGCCAAAGGTCGAGCCTCTGCGAAAGCGCAAGGCATGAATTTGAAACGTCCCCAGCCAGAAGGCGGCTCCCGGCGAGACTCTTTCTGTGCGAGGATGAGTGGCATGAAAAAGAAGCTAACCAGCGCGAAGACGGCAAACGATCCGGATTCCCGAATCAATAAGTCCTTGCGGGCTTGGAACTGCTGAAATGGAACTCATGGTCTGGAACGTAATACTCTCCTTTGCATCAGCACTGCTGATGTTCTGGGTGAAGGCGTCTCACGATGAAGTGAAACGCTTGAGTATTCTTTTGAGCAAAACTCGTGAAGAGAATGCTGAGAAATACGTAACCAAGTCAGATGTTCACAACGACATTGACCGGGTACTTGCAAGATTAGACCGACTTGAGAGCAAGATTGATGACTTCATGAAGGAGCAACGCAGTGCCCTCGGTTAGCAAGAAACAACACAATTTCATGGCAGCGATTGCAAATTCGCCATCGTTTGCTAAGAAAGTAGGCGTCCCACAGTCCGTGGGCAAAGAATTTTCTAACGCGGACAAGAACCGCAAATTTTCAAAAGGTGGTGATACTATGGCTTCTAATATGAAAAAAGGCGGCATGCCCATGAAAATGAAAGACGGCAAGAAAGTGCCTATCTTCATGAACAAAGGTGGCATGGCTGCATCTGCAATGGGCAAAGTTAAAACTGCTGCTCCTAGCAAAGACGGTGTTGCTGTCAAAGGCAAGACCAAGGGTACGCAAATCAAAATGGCTGGCTCTGGTGTCCCCGGTGGCATTGGTTCCCGCGTGATGAAAAAGGGCGGCAAAACTTGCTGATCTAAGGAGCTATCATGGCAACTGAAATGACTGGGCTTATGGATCAAATTGACAGTAGCTTTAAAAAGCGCGGTCTTGATACGACTCGTGAAGGTAATAACGTCACTGTCCAAGGTGTTAAAAAACCGGACGCCGGTGCGGGTCGTGGCGGTCAAGGTGGCCCTACTGCTAAAGAACTTGCCGATTACGAGCGTAAGCAAAATGCTGGTATTTTTACTGAAGGTAAGAAGATGCCCCCATCTCCCCGTGAGATGGCTAAAGGCGGTTCAGCTTCATCCCGTGCAGACGGCATCGCCCAGCGCGGTAAAACTCGTGGAAAGATGGTGTAATTATGGGAATCGAAATAGGTGATGTATCCCCTTTAGCGGGAATAATTTCGGGCAAAGGCTTAATGGGCGAACTGGCGGCAAAAGGTGGCTTGGGTTTATTGCCTGCTGGAATTGCACGTGACGCACAGTCGAACGATGAAGAGAGGCGCAAAAAGCAAACTGCTGGCGCGTCGTCTGCTCCAGCTACTGCGACCATGAAAAAAGGTGGCAAAGTTTCTTCTGCTTCTAAGCGGGCTGACGGTATTGCTACCAAAGGCAAGACTCGCGGTACTATGATCACCATGAAAGGCGGCGGTTACGCCTGTTAAATTATGATGCCATCCCGTGGTATGGGCGCAATTCGCCCCTCAAAAATGCCCGGCGCTAAGACAAAAGCGCGGCGGGATGACACTGATTTCACCCAGTTCAAAGAGGGTGGTAAGGTAAACGCCGCTGGTAATTACACGAAGCCTAGTCTGCGAAAGCGGATTGTGTCGCAGGTAAAAGCCGCAGCAACGCAGGGCACTGGCGCAGGTCAGTGGTCAGCGCGTAAAGCACAGCTTGTTGCCAAGAAGTACAAGGCGGCTGGCGGGGGTTATCGAGATTGAAAGCGCCTCAAAAATCATTGAAGGATTGGGGCGACCAAAAATGGAGAACCAAAAGTGGTAAAAAATCTTCTGACACTGGTGAAAGATACCTTCCAAGTGCTGCGATCAAAAGTCTCAGCCCTGCTGAGTACGCTGCGACGACCAAAGCCAAGCGGGCAGGAAAAGCCGCCGGAAAACAATTCGTAGCCCAACCCAAAACAATCGCAAAGAAAACAGCAGGGTATAGATAATGGCTAAGACCACCGGAACCACAGCCTTTGATCTCGACATGAACGACCTCATTGAGGAGGCGTTTGAGCGTTGTGGTCAAGAACTTCGCACGGGTTATAACTTCCGCACTGCACGTCGGTCGTTGAACCTGCTGACGATTGAGTGGGCAAACCGTGGTTTGAACTTTTGGACTGTAGAACAGGGCCAGATTCCAATGGTGACGGGTCAGGCTATATACCCCATGCCTACGGACACAATCAATCTCCTAGACATGGTTATACGCCAGAGTAACGCCACATCTAACCAGATCGACATCAACATCAGCGGTATTTCAGAATCGACCTACATGAGTCTGCCAAACAAGTTGGCACAAGGTCGCCCAATTCAGGTCTGGTACAACCGTCAGTCTGGTCAAGAGAACAGCACTACGGTTACCCTTAACGGAACCATTTCATCTACAGCCACTACAATCACGTTGTCTAATGTGGACGGTTTGACCACTGCTGGGTTTATTAAGATTGATAATGAGACCATTAGTTACCCCAACATAGACCCTGTAAACAACCAGTTGTTAAACTGCGCTCGTGGACAGAATGGCACAACCGCTGCGGCGCATACTACTGGTGCAGCTATAACCGTGCAGAACCTACCTGCTATCAATGTGTGGCCTACACCTAACGCCCCCGGGGATCAGTACATGTTTGTGTACTACCGCATGCGCCGTATTCAGGACGCTGGCTCTGGTGTAACTGTCCAAGACATTCCATTCCGCTTTATCCCCTGCATGGTGGCAGGATTGGCCTATCTGTTGAGCATGAAGTTGCCAGATGTTGATCCAAACCGTGTAATGGGTCTAAAGGCTGAGTATGAACAGCAGTGGGAATTGGCCCAGTCGGAAGACCGCGATACCTCTCCGTTGAGGTTTGTGCCAAGGAATTTGTTCTATGCCTAATCGGTTTGCTTCCGGTAAGCATGCAATTGCTGAATGCGACCGTTGTGCGCAGAGGTACATGCTCAAGGAACTAAAGACACAGGTAGTCAAGACTAAGCCATTTAAGGTCAAAGTTTGCCCCGCATGTTGGGATCCCGATCAGCCACAGTTGCAACTGGGTATGTATCCAGTTAATGATCCGCAAGCTGTGCGTGAGCCGCGCCCCGATGTGAGCTACCAAGTTTCTGGCCAAAGTGGCCTACAGATTTTGCTAACGGACAGCACCACTCAAGATGGGTTTGGTTATCCAGAGCAAGGTAGTCGAGTCTTTCAATGGGGATACAACCCTGTTGGTGGTGCAAGTGGGTTTGATACACTTTTAACGCCAAATAACTTGGTGTTAGCGATAGAACTTGGTACAGTTACGGTTACAACGACATAAGGAGTCGAACATGGACAAAGCAGATTTGAAACAAGACAAGAAGATGGTAGCTGGAGCCGTGCACAAGCACGAGAAGAAGCTGCATCCCGGTCAGCCTATGACCAAATTGGCCAAAGGCGGTAAAACCAACCTGCAAATGAAGCAGTTGGGTCGTGGTCTAGCCAAAGTGGCTAACCAGAAGAAGTCTTCCTTCACCTACAAAAAAGGCGGTTGATATGGCAACTTTTAGCAAAAAAATGATGGGCAAAGAAGTTGGTGATGCCAGCGTCTATGCTCCGCCCCACAACATGAATGGCGAAGCGGGTGTGGACATCAAGAACAGTGGCTATAACGGTGGCAATCGTTTAACCGCCAATGATGTAAACATGTCTGTTGGTAACATCAGTCGTGATCCATACAAAGAACCAAAGACCTCTGGTATTAAAATGCGCGGTACTGGCTGTGCTACCAAAGGCGTGATGTCACGAGGCCCAATGGCTTGATATGAATTACATTGAACTGTTCAATACTATTCAGTCGTATACGGAAAATACCTTTCCGGACTTTACCGCTTCTAACAGCGATACGGTTACGCCTACTGAACAGATCAATCGGTTCATTGAACAAGCTGAATTACGCATCTATAACACGGTGCAGTTTCCGTCTCTTCGCAAGAACATGACTGGCAACATCACGTCAGGTAACAAGTACCTCAAAGCTCCGGATGACTATCTTGCTACATATTCTTTGGCTGTGATAGATGCGTCTGGTAACTACGAGTACTTGTTAAACAAAGACGTAAATTACATTCGGCAGGCATTCCCCAATCCGACTACAGATACTGGGATTCCAAAGTACTATGCGTTGTTTGGCCCCTCTGTGCAAAGCAGTGTCATTACAAACGAGTTGACGTTTATTCTTGGCCCAACACCTGATGCGGCGTATACAGCGGAACTGCATTTCTACTACTACCCTGTGTCTATTGTGCAGGCGGTGATCTCATCTTTTGGGACACTGACAGGTGGTTCTGGCTACACCAATGGTCTGTACTACAACGTGCCGTTGACGGGCGGTAGTGGCTCTGGCGCTTATGCAGATATCACTGTAAGTGGCGGCGCTGTAGTAGGAGTTGTTATCCGCAACGGTGGGTGTTTGTACAAAGTAGGCAATGCGTTGTCAGCGGCAGTGGCTGATATTGGCGGTACAGGGACTGGGTTTTCTGTTCCCGTAGCTACAGTGTCAAACGTAACTGGCACTTCATGGCTGGGCGATAACTTTGACACAGTGCTCTTGTATGGCTCACTGGTTGAGGCTTATACCTACATGAAGGGCGAAACAGATATGCTTGCCCTATACGATGGCAAATACAAAGAAGCCCTTGCACAAGCTAAACGTTTGGGTGATGGTATGGAGCGTCAGGATGCCTATCGTTCTGGTCAATATAGACAGGCGGTGACCTGATGGCTTTCACAGGTAATTACTCCTGCAACACGTTGCGGACTGGCTTGATTAACGGGACGTTGAATTTTTCAACTGACACGTTTTATTTGGCGTTGTATACCAATTCTGCTACTTTGAATCAGCTTACGACAGCTTACACCTCTGATGGTGAGACTTCCGGCGGCAATTATGCGGCTGGTGGGCTGGTAGTGACGGCGACAGTGAATACTGCGCTTAGTTCAAACAGCAGTACTATTTACGTTAACTTTTCCAGCCCAGCGTGGACTGGTGCTATTACGGCTCGTGGCGCGTTGATTTATAAAGCCGGAGCTAATGGCGCTGTTTGTGTTCTGGACTTTGGGAATAACATAACATCGACTGGCACTTTCACTGTAACGATGCCTGCTAACACTAGCTCGGCTGCACTCATTAGACTTGTATAGGAGAAAACATGGCACTGGTCACAACCACCAAAGGCGAAATGGACGATTCTCTTCTTGAGAAAAAAGAAGGCTTCGTTGATAATGACAACGAATACACGACTTGGGTTGAGTATTGGTTAGATGGCGAACTTGTTCACCGCTCTGCCCATGTCGCCCTGAAACAATCCGTAACATTAGCCGCTGAAGCGGCATCTTTTAACTAAGGAGCCTAACATGGCAAATACCCAAGCGATGACAACAAGTTTTATGGGCGAGTTGATGACCGCAACCCATAACTTTGGCACTGCCCCCGTCCGCGCAAGCGGCGCAACTGATGCGTTTAAAGCTGCTTTGTATTTGGCAACGGCTACGTACAACGCATCTACCACTGCCTATGCAACTACAAATGAAGTGACGGGCACTGGCTACTCTGCGGGCGGTGTTGCGGTTACATTTGGAACCCCACCTACGGCTACTAACTCTTCTGTTACTGCGGGCGTTGCATTTGTCACGCCTTCGGCCAGTATTACTTATAGCGGCGTAACATTGTCTACAGCTTTTGATGCCGTGTTGATCTACAACTCAACGCAAAGCAATAAAGCGGTGAGCGTCCATACTTTCGGTTCACAGACAATTACTGCTGGTACGTTTACTCTTACCATGCCTGCGAATACAACTTCGACTGCTTTGATTCGTCTGGCTACAACCTAATAGGGCCGGTGGGGTAACTCACCGGAGTAGCCATGTTCGGTATCTCCGCATTTGCCGAAGCGCCATTTGCCTCGCTTGCGGGGCAGACAGTAGTCGTTGCTCTTACCGGCGTTCAGGCATCTGGCGCGGTAGGAACAGTCACGAACGGTGGAGTCTCAGTTGAATTAACTGGAGTCCAAGCTACCGGCAATGTAGATACAGCAGCCCCAGTCATTACTGTTGACCTTACAGGCGTTCAAGCAAGCGGTGCAGTAGGATCAGTTGAGGAATCTTTTTCTTCAGCACTCACGGGCGTTTTAGCGACGGGCGCAGTAGATACAGTTGGAGTTGAACGCTCTCTAGGTATTACGGGCGTATCTGCTACGGGTGAAGTTGGTAATGCCGTATATGCTGAAACTGATGCACTGACAGGCGTAGCGGCTACGGGAGCGGTTGGTTCTGTTACTGCTACTACGCTGTCTATAGAGTTGAATGGTGTTGCGGCTGCTGGCGCAGTTGGTACTGTAGATGTTGCACAAACTAGCGCTGAGAATGGCGTATTAGGAATTGGTAGTGTAGGAACTGTTGGGCCTGATATTTCAGTTGCACTGACTGGTGTTGAGGCTTCTGGCTCAGTTGGTACAGTCATATTTTATGTTGTCTACGAACGGGCTTTAACGGGCGTCTCCGCAGAGGGAGCTGTTGGCTCAGTCGGGGGAGCATCAGACAGGGCTGTTGACTTGTCTGGGGTTAGTGCTTCTGGAGGGCTTGGCACTACCGGTGTTTTGCACGAGAATGCGCTTAACGCGGAAGGCGGCTGGGGTTCGGGCACATGGGGTGAGTACGGTTGGGGTGAAGGCCCAGTCAATACAACGTTTATTAGTGGGCAAGTTGGCACAGTCACACCCGGAAATGCCCCCGCCCTGACAGGCGTAGAAGCCAGAGGGTTTGTTGGTATGTTCGGCGTTATCCATATCAATGGACTGCTGGGCGTCATGGCACGGGGAAATGTAGGAAATGTTTCTAATTATTTCTGGACAACTATTGATGACAATCAGATTCCAGACTGGCATAATATCAACGATTCCGATACCGCCAACTGGGCGCTGATTGAAACGGAAGACGCATGAGTAAGGATGCAATATGGCTCTAGTATTAGCTGATCGCGTTAAAGAAACCACTACCACGGCTGGTACGGGGACTGTTACGCTTGACGGCGCAGCTACGGGCTTTCAATCCTTCGCCGTAATTGGTAATAGCAACACAACGTTTTATACGATTGCTGGGCAGACTAGCAACGAATGGGAAGTGGGTGTTGGTACATACACTTCTTCTGGTACTTTACTGGCCCGCACTACGGTTTTATCTAATAGCGCAGGAACACAACCATCGGCTCTATCATTCTCAGCCGGTACAAAAGATGTGTTTGTAACCTATCCAGCAGGATACGCTGTGGCTTCTACTAATGTGGGTACAGCGGGTCAGTTGCTTACATCAAACGGTACGGGTGTAGCTCCTACATTCCAAACAAGCACGGCAGCATCAAAATCGTATGTACAGGCAATGAGCATCCTGAATGGACTATAAGGAACTAACATGGCAGTAACAAACTTTTCCCCTCTCCTTGGTCTGGCACTGCCGACTACGGGAGACTTGTCTGGTACGTGGGGTACTGTAGTCAATGACTCTATCACGGGCCTCCTTGATTCAGCAGTTGCTGGTACAACTACGCTTTCAGCCGATGCGGACGTAACTCTTTCAACGACCAACGGCGCGGCTAACCAAGCACGTAGTGCTATCATCTTGTGGACAGCCAGTAACGGCGCAACCACTCGTAACATCACGGCTCCCGCCCAGAGCAAAGCCTATTTGGTCATCAATGCTGGCACTGGCTCTATTGTGATTCGCGGTTCTGGCCCAACGACTGGCGTAACGGTTGCCTCTGGTGTTCGCGCCTTGGTAGCATGGAACGGTTCTGACTTTGTAAAGATTGTCAGTAATCCAGTGGTGTTGACAACGGATGTGTCTGGGATTCTTCCAGTAGCAAATGGTGGTACAGCCACAGCCACTCCAAGTTTGGTGCAAGGATCAAACATCACCATCACTGGAACATGGCCTAACCAAACAATTGCCGCCGCTGCTGGCGGTATTACCGCTGGTCAATCCATTGCTTTTGCTTTAATATTCTCTATCTAAAGGAGTTCTCATGGCCGCACCAAATATTGTTGCTGTAACAACAATTACACCAAACACACTGTCTATCACACCTGCTGATACGTCACGTAATGCGCTTGT